CTGCCACTGCGTAATCATGAGGTCGATGTTATCGACTTCAAAGTACGAAGCAATAGGACGAGCATCAAGGTTAACCGCAAAGGTCGTGCTTGCGTGATCGTTAGTGTTACCCAGCAGTTCTTCACCAGCAAACCACGCAGGCTTCAGAGCAACGCTTCCCATGATTGGGAATTCCATTGATCGACCGGAAGCAATAGTGCGTGATTCGACAAGAGGTTCAAAGACGCGATACTGATCGTAAGCATACATAACTTCGCCTGACCAAATAGGAAGCCAAAGTTTGTTAGCACCAGCAGCACCACCAGAGGTGGGATCTTTCATCGAAGTACGGAAAGGGTTTGAAGTTAAAGCATCGGTAGATGGAGCAACATTAGCTGATCCAGCGCCACCAAAAGCGGGAGTTCCTGAAATATAAGCCATAATAATTCTCCTTGAGAATTGTGTAATTGTTTAATAATAAAATAAAATTACAGCAATAGTCACGGTTGAATTATCCTTTCGGGTTCAACGTTAGCTTGTTAATCCCACAAACATCATAAACATCTCTGTTTTAATCTATTTGTTTTCTCAACGTGGAAGACTCTGCCAATCAGTCTTCACCATTCGTTCCTCTACAGCACTCCGATACTTTGCATCCTGCATGTATCGAGGGTCTGATCGTGCTTGGGTAAACTCACCGTAGGAAGCAAAGCCTTCTACGACAGGTCTACCCGCTGGATTTTGAACTTGATTTGGCTGAGGAACCGGCTCCTGAGCGCGAGGCGCATTAGCCATAGCCTTATCATACATCGAGGCAATACCTTGGAGGGTGATATCATAATCAGGTCCAGCAAGCCTTTCATTGAGAACCATCTGCTTCTCTTTAGAAAGGTTATTTGCTGCCCACTCTAGCATTCCTGATAATCGTTCGGGACCACCGACCGTCTGAGCCGCCACGCCAAAAGCTTCTTTCTGTTTAGCTTTCTGAGCAAAGACGAAATCATTAATCATCTGATCATTGAATCCAGTTTTTTGTTTAATACTTTCTCTAGTTTCTGGGGTAAGGTCACCTGCGCGAACAAGTTCTTTACTCCAAGAACTATAATCTTCATCCGTAACTCCAGAAGGTTGAGTTTGTTTTTCTACAGTTTCATCTGGAGTTGGAATTCTAAATTCCTGCTGTTCCTTAGGTTTAACGGGTTCAACAGGAGGAGGGGTTTCTGGCTGGGCTTCCTTATTATGAAACTGTTTTTCAAGTTCAGCATAAGACTTAGCCATTGCATTAATATCAACCGATCCATCTTCTTGACGAAACTTCTCAGGAACGTCATTGTTTAGGATAGCTTGATTTGCTTGCCCAAGAGCAGCCATCTCTTGGTTATACTCCGGTGACCCCTGTGCAGGAGGTGCTGGAGTTTCTGCGGGAGCGGCCTCAACGGGGGCAGCTTCAACATTATTCGTAATTTCTTCAGACATGTGTTCTCCTTAAGCTTGGCCCGGAGCTAATTGCTGACCAATTGCTTGTTGTGCAATACCCGATGCAGCAGCCATTGCCTGTTGCGCCCCTTGCGCCTCAGCTTGCATAGCCATCTGCTGTTGCATTGCAGCTTGTTGTTCAAGTTGTACTTCTTCCTCTGACTTGACCCAGTTAGTAGGATCAAACCCAAGCGAGGAAATTAATGCAGTTGTGTAAGCATCCCATTTAAAGGTTGCTAACGATTGTGGTGGAAGGTTTCTAACCATCTCACCTAATTGAATAAGTTTAGTTAAATCTGTATCGCGTGACAGTGCTTGCAATCCAGTGACAATTTCAACAGAAAGTTTACCATCTTCAGCAAACTCTTCTGCTAATTCAGGATCAATAAGACCCTCGTCAATCATAACAAAGACTGCGCGTTTAACAATAGGAACCATCATCTCTCTAGCAATAGAAGAGAAGGCTCCTCCAAGAATAGTTTCTAATTCTGATCCAATCATTCGGACTGCTGTAGCGGTAACACGATCACCTGAGGGGATAGCACCGGCTGACATTAAAAAGGCTACAGAGACCTCTCGTCTCATAGCTTCAACAGCAGAGGAAATAGAATTAATTTGTGGAGTAAGAGTATCTGACGGGGACAGAGTAAACACATCTTCCCGACGCGCTGAAATGTATGAGCCGTTATCTCGACCAGCTACGTCTTCAACATTAGTTACACCGGCTGGGTTAATACCAATCCAGAATGCACTTGCAGCAGCCATACCCTCAAGCATTGCTTCGGTATACGCTTCAAGCGTTTGAATGTCACCAAAAATTTCTTCGCAGTGCGCTCGACCGTAGTTCTCTCCGGGGATTCCAATCCATCGAAGGCAGGCGTAAGGAAGAACCTTGTACTTACCTGAGGAAATAAAATCACCTTCTTCGTTTTCACGTAATACGTCCCACTCTTTTTCAGTTTCATTATAGGTAAGCCTAACATAAACTGTATCGTAACCTTTTCTGTTAGTCGAATCAGTAACACCGTAGTTTTCTAAAGCAGGCATATCGGGACTATTAGCTGTAAATTCTAAATGAATAATTTCAATAGGTGCGCCAACGATATTACGACGAATAACATAATGATCTTGTCGGATTAAACGATAATTAAAATCGTCTTCCATAATAAGAATACAATCGCCGGTAATAATAAGATGTTGCAACGCAGCAAAAATAGTTTCTCTAAAGTTTTTTCCAACAATCTTAGTATACACCTGCATTGATAAAGATTGTAAGTAAGCTTGAAGTTTAGGCTCTAAATTAATACCAGACTCAGCTTCAAACTGAAAGAAAGGCAGGTCATTTAAAGGAATTAAAGCACTAAGCATTCGAGAGGCAAGGTTAGTTACTCCACGACTTGGCATAGAACTCGATGGTTGAATTAACGCATCTCGTTCAGTCCAAGTTTCAGGAGGAAGAACCGATGGAATCGTTAATGCAGAACATGCTCTAGCACGGTCGAGTTTACTTGTTCTATCCGTATCTAAAGTCCTGAATCGTTCGTAGATACTTCCTTCTGGTGGAATTACTGACATCAGACTGGCCTCCCCATAGGTGCGCCTCCGCCCATAACTGGGTTAGGCTGTGCAGGATCGTTTCCTGTCATGCCGCCGCCTGTTCCGGGTGGAGCTTGAGTTCCCGAGTAATTTTGCATAGCATCTAAAAGAGAAGAAGTAAAGTCTAAGTTAATCTGACCGCCTTCTTCTGCTTCTTCCTGTTCTTCGATTTCACCTGTTAAAAGAGATTCCATTGCTTCTTGAATAGACTGTTCCATCATAGCAACTTGAGATTCGTTTTCTCTTTGCGATAAAGCAAAGGCTTCTCGTTCTTGCTGATAAGCCATCATCTGATCATACTGTTGCGATTGAAATTCCATTTGTTGGGCAGCCGCAGCATTTTGTGCAGCAAGAATAGCCGCTGTATCAACGGGGGCTGGCATTGCTGGCGCACCGCCGTAGTAAGGTCCGTATAAAGATCCGTTTAATTTTCCGGGTGGTACAAAGTTAATCATTGTGGCCTACCTCCTTTAAATCCAGAGAACCTCGCTAAAGGGTCTTTTTCTTTTGGTAATAATCTTTGTTTGTTTTTATTAAAAGCAGTTCCTAATTTTGTAATAGATTGTCGAAGTGCTTTTTGTTTTTCTCCTGCAATATATTTTTGCTCTTGACTTGCTTTGAAAGCTTCTTGAGCAGTGCCAAATCCTAAGTTAGCGGCTGAAAGAGTACCAGCCATAGAATCATAAGCAGAACCATATAACCCTCCGTATAAACCGGCAGTCATATTAGCTAATTCGTTGTATATCTGTTCTTGGAAGTCTCCGCCCATTTCTCCTAGTATAACAGTACCTAGACTAGGATGGTAAGCATTATCGCTTCTGTAGGTACTAAACCCAACTAAAGCATTAAAAGCGTCTGTTTGCCCTTGTCCATAAAGACCCTCTGCTCCACCGCTTAACATGGCTTGCATTTGTTGTTCGGTCATAGAAGGATTTTGGCCTAAAAATGCTTGCGCTCCGCCTGATAAAACTCCTTCAAATCCTTCCATATCATATCCCATGATAGGATTTCCTTCGTTGTCTTCTCCAATAATAGTTAACTCTGCGCCGCTGTAATAATCTTGAAGACGGCTAAAGTGTTCGTTAGCTCTAGCAATTCCTTCGTTAGCAATTCTATTTTTATAATATGCTTTAGCTTCGTTAAAAGCTTCTGTGCTAGGTGTACCTAAATAATCTGTAGGATCTGAAGATCGATACTGGTTTCTAGTAACTGTTCGACCCGTAAGAGGGTCTACATACGAAATAGTAGGCCCGGTATCAACGCTACCTACTTCTAATTGAGAGGCTGCGGCTTGTCTAGCTTTTTTAACTTGGCTAAAACGATTAGTTAGATCACCTAAAGTTCTAATTTTTTTAGTTGAGGGGCGTTCTAAAAGATTAGCCGCTTCTTCAATGTTTCCAACAATAGAAGTTAATTCTTTTTGTGTAGCTTGAAGGTAGTCATCTTTAATTTCAATTCCACCAAGGGTATTGTAAAAATCTCCTGAAATTCCTTCAATTGCTCCTGCAAATTGATTTTGAAATTGAGCCATTACGTTATATTGAAGTTGTTCTCCAGCGTTATCTTCTAAAGTATCATGAAGATAATTATCCATACCGCCGCCCCACGATCCTTGATTACCTCTGTGAACTGCATTAAAAACTCTATTAGCTACATCTTCAAGACGGAATTCTACTTGGCCGGTTTCTTGCATGTCTGCTAAATTAAAGTCTCCAAAGTCTGCTGTTGGTCCTGCCATAACTATCTCCTATTCTGTTCTGCGCTAATAGATTTTAATTTAATGATAAGTTCTTGTTGACCTGCTCTATGGGCTAGGTTCAGATTTAGGTGCGGATCCTTTACGTCCTCTAAGCTTGGGTTCAGGGGAGGGTACAGCTTCTCCAGTTGTTCCACAAGTTTTGGATCTACATAAGGAAATTTCATTTTCTAACTCCTCCACTTTTTTAAGTAAGTGAATAAAAAGACTACGAATTTCCCCTGCTGAAGGGGGTACGCCAGATCCACTTAAACGTAACCGTCTGATTACCTGTTCAATATTGTGCATAGTGTTCTCCTAATTCTCTACCGTATCTACGATCTCACATTGACCGCCGACACAAGCAAAGGTTTGACTAGATTTTGTATTGTCTTCTTTCTCGTACTCGGAAAGTTTATCCCATTTAATAATAGGCATTTTATCGCAAGCCACTAGATAAGTAACTTCGTCTACAGGCTCGAATGGAGCTTGCTTATAGACATGTTCTGATCGAGGTAAGAAAGAGATTCCTTGGATATCATTAAAGTTTTTATATACCCAGTCACCGATTTCCATAAACTCGTCATCCGAATACTCGATAGTGACGGACGGGTTGTGATCCGTCCAGTACTTTTTGTATACCATCCAGAGTTCAAGGTGACGCATTGCCGAGACATCCGTTCGAGTGACAGCAGATTCCGGTGCGCCGATTGGGAACGAGAAGATGA